TCGAACTTGAAGATGTTGCCGGCGACCGTGCCGTGTTGAAGCGCCAGCACGCCGGTCTGATGGGTCCGGGAGATCGTGAACCAGTCTTTCGTCGCGAGCAGAACCGCTTCCATGGTCGCCGATCCGGTCATCAGGCGATCGACATGCTCGATGCTCTCCGAACCGATCAGGAATCGTGGCTCGATCTGGTTCGCCAGGTCGAAGGTGACGCCTTCGCAAGCGCCTGTAAGCGCAAATAGCGACAAGGTCGAATTGGCCTTGTTGACCGGCAGAGGCTTCTTGAACGCGGTGAGTGTCAGCGGCGCCGGGATAGCAGCGTCGGCGACCGTGCCGAGGAGGCCGGTCATGGTAAACTGGAGGCGTGGGATCTGCGCCGGGCTGAAGCCGAACTGCACCGTGCCGCGCGCGCCGAGCAGAATGTGGTTCACGCCGTCGACGTTGAAATAGATGCTGACCGACTCCTGGGCCGACGAGATCGGCTTGTACTGGACGTCACTACCGGCCGTGACGACTTCCGCCATGGCACAGCCGCGAAGGAGCGGACCATAGGCCGGCGCGGTGCCAGCCGCACCAGAGCCGGCAATCTCAACGTCAAACGAGATCGTCGCATAGGTGGTGGTCAGGATGACACCCTGGTGGCCCATGTAGGGCAGCACCAGGTCGCGGGAAACTTCGCTGCCGACCGAGGGCGCGAAGTTGACGTTGGTGGCCTGGATGGCATTGGCCGCACCAGTCGGAACGGCATCCGTGCCGTAGACCGTTTCCGGCTTCACCAAGAGCGCACGGTTTCGGAAAAAACGCTTTGCCATTTACTTGCTTCCCTTGCCCTTGGCGCCGGATCCCTGCGGCTCATCGGCCGGCTTGCTCTCGGGCGTTTCGGCCGGAACCGGATAAACCGTGTCCGGATGTTCGGTGCGATGGACGAGCTTCAGCGAACCGTCCGCCTGGCGGGTGTAGGAACCGCCCTTTCCTTCGTGCTTTTCCATCAGTCCTGTTCCTCCAGGTAACGAGCTGAGCTGTAGACGTCCTCGAACCAGATCGTGCCGCTGATCGCCTGTTGAAGTTCGCCGGTGACGTGCTCCAGCGGATCGTCCAGGCCATCCGCCATGAAGCCGATGAGCTTGCGGCGCACGTAGGCCTTGAGGTTTTCGATATCTTCCGCCGCCTCGAAATCGTCGGTGTCGGACAGGTTCTCGGTGATGATGACGACGCTGATGTCGATCCCGCTGCGCTGCAGGACGCCGGTGATCCGGTCATTGGCCGCTGACCGTTCGGACGCGATGTAGACATAGACGGCGGGAACCTGCAGAGGCCGGTCTTTGACGGCCGCGAGACTGCCGGCGCCGCCAGCAATGGCGAACGGCGTTCCGGATTCAAGAAGCCGAGCGACGATACTTCTGATCACTGGGACTGCTCCTCAAGATAGTCCTCGCCGATCTGAAGGATCTCGCGGACGTCCTCGTTCGAAAATCCAAGATACGGGCGAGCAGGAATTGTGATCGTGTGCTCGCCAATGGTGATGTTGCGGGGGACGCCGCCCTTGGTCCCGGCTTTGACGAAACGCTGTCGGCCGCCGCGAACCTTCTTCAGCGTGGTGCGCTGGCTGCGGGCGAACTGCTGGATTTCTCCCCCGAGCTGGTGGACGGCTGCGTAGACGAGATTGGTCCCGACCTCCGCCGACAATTCGTCGGACCGCTCGCTGATGCTGCGATAGAGCGCCGTTGTGACGCGCAGGATGTTCACGGCACCGCGCTTGCGGCCGCGAGCAACCAGTCGGTTCTGTGTACGGCGAGATAGCGGCTTCCACCTTGAGCCGTCAGGGCCGCTCTCCCTCTCGAAACGCCTCTGGGTGCTGGCAAGCAAATACGCCGCTATGGACGACATCAGCCTTCCAGGATGCGTGGCCCGGAAAATAATGTCATCGACCGCGGCCGAGGCAGTATCATCCAGGACAATCGGTGCGATCGCCATCAGAGGTGCCTCAGACTATCGCGCGTGAAGACGCGGTTCGCTGCCACGGCCCGGACGGAACCACCGCCCGTCTGAGGCGCTACCACACCCGCTGCTTCAAGAGTGACGAGACCATTCGAGACGCCCTCAAGCCACTTTTGAGCTTCCGTGAAAGCGCGCGTGATCGCGTCGTCCTTCTCGGCCGCTTTGCCGTGCAGATAGTAGCGGGCGATGTCGCAGGCATACTTGACCAGGATCGCCGGAACGTTCGACAGCGGCAGGCGATAGAGCTTCCCGACATAGCTGTCGATCAGCGCCGTCGCGTCCGTCAGAGCGCGCGCGATCGGCGTCGGGTCGATCGCCGAAGCCGGGCGGTTGACCTTGTCGGTCAGCTGCACCAGCTCCTGCTCGCCGAAACGATCGACCAGGTCCTGTTGGGAAGCGTAAAGCATCAGGCGATCTCGACCGTCAGCATGGGCTCGGCGAGGAAGGCTTCGATCTGATCGGGCGTCAGCTCACCGGGATTGAAGTCTGTGCCGACAGCCGAATGCGCCATTCCGCCGCGCCGGAAGCCGGCGACTTTCGACGTCACGCGAAGGCTCGAGGCGGAGCTGGCGACGTCGCGATCGACATTCGACAGAAACGCGAAGGTGAGCGGATAAGCCACCTTGAACTCGTCCTTCGACAGCTGCGCCCAAGCGGGAGCCGCTGCGGCGCTGGCCGCATCGCCAGCCCCGGCTTTTGCGGCCTCACTGCTCTTGCTGGTATCGAGGGAATTGGTCCCGCCGGGCTCGCTCGTACCCGGCGGGCGCACTGCGACGCCGCCGGCGTCAGCAGTGTTAGGCTCCGAATGAACAACAGCGTCCGATGTGGAGATCGGTGCCGGCGCATTGGTCGGAGCCCTGGAATGTGATCTCGCTTTAGAAGCTTGATTGGCCATTTTTGTGTCCTTCGGGAGTTGCGGAGAGGATCGCCGTCGATCCGCTGCGAAATTCCCGCCCGGCGGGAGGATGCCGGGCGGAAGCTGGTTGGCGGCTGCCCTACGCCAGCCAGGGAACCATCAGCACCTCGGCGGTGCCGGCCCATGGGTTGCTCTCGCCGCCGTTGACGAGGACGCTCTGGACGATGCGCTTGGCAGCGCCTTCCAGGCTCGGCCCTACGACCAGGAGCGTCGGGTTGATTGCGAGCGGCTGTCCGTAATCGCCCTTCATGCCGGTCATTGCGGCACGAGCTGCCTCGTAGTGGGCGACATCGAGCGTCTGCTTGGAGCCCCAAGCCATCTGCCAGAAGCCGAAGCCGACTTCGCAGCGGCCATCGACGCCGTAAACGAATTCCTTGCGGAAGAAGTTGTTATCGTCCTCTTCCTTGTCCTTGCGGATGAGGTTCGTGAACGGCTTGCGGCTCTGGTAGATCAGCGGCTTCAGCGGGCGGGACACGTCCATCAGGAACCACGGCGCACCATTGCCGCCGTCAGTATTGGCAACTGAAACTGTGTTTCCCTTCTCGTCGAGAACGGGATGATCAACGTCGAAGAAATACTGGCCGTCGTAGCACTTCGACGTGAAAGCGGCCTTCAGCAGCGCAAAGACAAGCGTGTTCGGAAACATCCGGGCATTCTGGCCGAGCGTCTCGAACAGCGGGCCATAGATGCCGAGATTGTCGTCCTCGATGTTTTCGCGCTTCACGCCGACCGTGCTCTCGAAGGAACGGTTCTTCAGCGTGTAATCATGATTGCCGATCGACTGGATGACGCGATCGCCGATCCATTCGCGGAAGCCAGGGACCTCGCCCAGCCAGCCGTATTCGTTGGAGGCCGTCGACGAAGGGACCGTCGTGGCAATACGCTCATAGAGCGGCTGCGCTGTAGCGAGACCACGCTGAAAGGCAGCGTTGAAACCGACGCCTGCCGCGCGAAGATTGACGGAATTGATGTTCATTGAGGGAGCCCTTTACGAGTACGTGACCCAGACGCCCTGATCGTCGACATCATAGATTTTGCCGACGACGGATCTGGTGTTGCTGCCGGAGGTTTTGGCGACTGTCTGGTCATCGACGCCGTAAGCGTCGGCGCCGACATCGGCCTTGGTGATAAGATCGCCGCCGGCCGAGTTGTTGAAACGGAAGGTGCCGATCGTCACCTCGACGTTGATGGCACCGGCCGCACCCCCGGAATTATCCGCCCGCCTTTCGACGCGGCCGATGCCTTTCAGGCCAACTGCCGCCGTGACGGGCACGGCATTTCCGGCGGCATTGAGCGCCGCCTGCGCGCCGGTAAAGAGGACTGCGGCGGCTGCGACGGGAAAGACGCGGGTACCGCGTTCGACGCGCGGCGTGTTGCGATCTGCGGAAAGCGCGCTCAATGGCCTGCCTCCATGTTGGCTTTCGACTTCTTCATCTCCTCCTCGGAGAGGCCCATCTGGCGCATGACGGCGAGATCGGCATCTTCAAGGGAGAGGGTCTTGTCGCCGCCAGGATCCTTGGCGGTTGCCCGCTGGGCGGACGTGAGGACGGGCGCCTTTCCGACGAAGTCCTCAAATCTCTTCGGGTCCGACTTATGAAGGGAGAGCGCCCAGTCCTTGAGAGCGGGCGCCAGCTTGCCGTCGCGGATCGCCTCGGCCACGGCAGCTTCAGCGTCATCGCTGGCATTGCGTTCGACGAGGTTTTTAAGGTCGGCCTGCATGGCCTGGACCTGGGCGATCGGCACATACTT